TAGAGCAGTTAACACATATAGAACAAGAGCACAAAATGCCTATGAAGAATCATATTCGTTGCTGAGTTTAGTTGAGAATCAAAATACTTACATACTACCTCAAGAAGTACATTCAGTCAGACAGATCTTTAGACGTACAATGGGAGATTCAACAGGACCATATTCATCAAGTTTTGATCCTTTCTCTTCAGCTACATTAAATGTTTACCTGCTAAATTATTCAAATGCTGGCGGATTAGCTACATTTGATATGTATACACAATACGTTGAACAAGCCATGCGTATGTTTGGCGGCTTTATGAACTACAACTTTGCTCCAGTAACTAAACAATTAACACTGATGCGTGATCCTAAAGCTTCAGGTGAACAAGTATTATTATGGACATATAATCTTAAACCAGAAGTTATTTTACTACAAGATTTAGCAATAAAACAATGGATTAGAGATTATACATATGCTGGCGGTAAAATGATCATTGGTGAAGCAAGAGAAAAATTTGCCACTATTGCAGGACCTGGCGGTGGCGGCCCATTGAACGGATCAGCAATTAAACAAGAAGCACAAGCAGAAATGGACAAACTAATTGTTGATTTACAAACATTTGTTGATCACTCAGAACCGTTAAGTTGGGTAATTGGTTAATGAAAATTAACGAAATTTTAACTGAAGGTATGGTATTTGCTCGAGGTGGTGCAGGTGGACCAGGCGGAGCAGGAAAAGTTAAAATGAAATGGCGTTGTGAAACAGGTGCCCGTGCTGGACGTATAGTTAGTTCACCACAGCAATGCGGTGCGGCAATTGATACTAAAAAACGTGCGGCTATGAAAACAACACGGGCAAGAACTAAAGTAAGACAGGCACGTAGATCAAAAAGAACTAAAAAACTAAATGTAGCCTCAAAGATTATGCAGGCTCTAAATAAATTTAAAAGACGAGGCGGCCCTAAAAAAGCTCAGAAACGTAAACCAAGTAAGCCTTTTGCTAAAACTAAATTTATATCAAGAATTAAATCCAAAAAATCCAAAAAGTAAATAGGTTGACCATTTAATTTGATAATGCTATAATACGCATTATGAACTTAATGATTGACATAGAAACACTCGCCACTGGACCTGACGCTATGGTTATGACAATAGCGGCACAGGTATTTGATCCTTTATCTACAGGATGGCCTGACCGCCACTTCTATGCCAGAGTTACTCCAGAAAGTCAGCCTAATCGTAAAACAGATGATACTACTATTGAATGGTGGGCAACACAAGGACCTGAAGCACAGCGAGAAGTGTTTGAAGAAGTAGGTAGAAGAGATTTACACGACTGTTTAGACGAACTTGGTAAACTGATATGGCAAAGTGATCGTATATGGGCCAATGGTATTTGCTTTGATATGAATATATTAGAACACGCTTTCAAAGAACATGGTATTCCTTTACCTTGGAAGTTTTATCATGTGCGTGATGCTAGAACTGTTTATGCTCTTTGGCCAGACTTACCTCAACCTAAATCAGCTAGCCATCATGCACTAGATGATTGCAAACGACAAATTACAATGCTACAAGACTGTATTAAACACTTAGGGATAAACAAACTAAAATGATAATAGCACTCAGCGGCGTAGCAGGAAACGGCAAAGATACAGTAGCAGACTATCTTGTAAACAATCATGGCTTTAGAAGAGAAAGTTTTGCTGGTAATCTTAAAGATGGCATAAGTGCTATGTTTGGTTGGGATAGAGAAATGTTAGAAGGACGCTCAAAGTCAAGCAGAGAGTGGAGAGAACAAGTAGATGAATGGTGGGCTAAACGTTTAGATATGCCACAGCTTACTCCTCGTTGGATCCTACAATATGTTGGTACTGATGTTATCAGAAGTAATTTTCACGATGATATGTGGATAGCTAGCTTAGAAAATAAACTTAGAAAAGCAGATGATAACATTGTTATTTCAGATGTTAGATTTAAAAATGAAGTAGCCATGTTAAGAAACTTAGGTGCAGTCTGTGTAGAAGTTACTAGATTTGAAAAACCAGACTGGTATCAAATTGCTATGGGTGGCGGCAGTTTAGAAGACTCAGGTATACATCGAAGTGAGTATGATTGGATTGGTACTAAGTTTGATCATACATTAGATAATAATAGTTCTATGGATGAGTTGTATGATCAAATAGAATCTTTACTATCTAACTATATTATACATCAGGACTAATATCTCCAGGTTTCCAAGAAGAATCCTGCTTCTGAAGAATGGCACTGCAATTTAAACAAACTGATCTTAAATTAAGTAATTCAGCATTATTTAAATTACCATCTATGTGATGAACTTTAATTTGGCTACCGTGTTTACATTGAAAACTGCACACATCACAAGTTCTTTTTTTATTATAACCTTTGCTTAACCATCTAGGTGTGGGAGGTTTTTTCTTTCTCCCTCTATTAATACAACTTAAACATCTACTACGAAAATAGGTCTTTTCATTGCGTTTATAGTTAATTGCACAAGGGTTATAGTTACAGGCACTACAAATAGGACGTTTCATGCTATTATTTATAATATACAGACCTTTATAAAGGCTTTTTAAAACCACCATTTAATGCAAATTGTAATAAATATTCGTAACGAAGGAAAAGGTAACTTAGTTACTATTAATTAGAGGACAATAAAATGGCATTAGTATCCCCAGGAGTAGAGGTTAGTGTAGTTGATCAAAGTCAATACTTACCTGCACCAACGAATTCAGTTCCGTATATCTTGATTGCAACTGCACAAGATAAAACAAGCGGTACATCAACAGCAACAGCATCAGGCACAACATTAGCCAATGCTAACAAAATTAATTTAATTACTAGCCAAAGAGAACTAGTATCAACATATGGTAATCCAACTTTTTACAATACAGCAACTGGTGCACCAATTAACGCTTATGAACTAAATGAATATGGTTTGCTAGCGGCATACTCAGTTTTAGGTATTAGTAATAGAGCATACGTTCAACGTGTAAATGTTGACACTAATCAATTAGCGGCAAGCTTAACTAGACCATTGGGTGCTAGTGATAACAATTCATATTGGTTAGATGCAACAGAGACACAATGGGGAATACACGAATGGACATCAACTACTAGTTCATTTAATAATGAAACTCCAACAGTTATAACATCAACAGATGATTTAGCAGGTGGAATACCATCAGCATCAATTGGTGCAATTGGAGATTATGCAGTAGTAGCAACTAATGCCGCTAATCCTGTATACTATAAAAATAGATCAAATGCTTGGGTACTAGTTGGATCTGACGATTGGCACAACAGCTGGCCTACTGTACAAGGTACAGTTACTAGCCCATTATTAACAATAGGACATAGTATTGTTATTAACGGTACAACAGTTACTAACGGTGGAACAACAGCAACTACATTAGCAAATTCAATTAACTCAGCTTCTATCGCAGGTGTAACTGCCGCGGTAGTAAACAACAAGATTGAAATTTATGCAGATAGTGCAGTTTCATCAGATGGATCTTCTTTAGAAGGTGCATTACTATTAGCTAACGGTTCAGGTACAATCTTAACAGATGCTGGCTTAACAGCAAATACATATTACTATCCAAGACTACAACAGTCACAACATTATTCAAACCCACGTTGGGCATCAACAGATACTGCTCCTCGTCCTACAGGTTCTGTATGGATTAAGACTACAGCAGTAAACAACGGTGCTGATATAACTGTTAAGAATTATAATTCAACTACAGAGTTATGGTCAACAGTAAGTGCTCCATTATATGAAAATGATCAAACAGCACTTAAAAATATTGACCCAGCAGGCGGTGGTATAAATGTTGCGGCTAACACATTATATGTTCAATATGATTCAACAGAAGCAGATAATGCAACATATAAAATATTTAAAAGATACACTACAGGTGCTACAACAGCGACATCAACAAACACTGCACCAACACTAACAACTAGTGATCAGTTTACTATTTCAGCAAGTGTTAAAAACTCAACAGCAATGACTACAGCGGTAACTGCTACGATAAGCGGTACAACAGCGGCAGACTTTGTTTCGGCATTCAATGCGGCAAATGTTGCTAACACTGTTGCTAGCGTTGTAGGCGGTGCTGTAAGAATTTCACACTCACAAGGTGGCGTTATTGTATTAAAAGATTCAACAGGTACTCCGTTAGTAGACGCAGGTATTACAACAGCATTAGATAATGTTAAAGCAGGTAATGACAGCGATGTTGTTGTTTCTAACTATGTTCCATTAACATACACAGC